TATCAGCGACCTCCCAGAATAGAATAGCTGGGTTGTGGAGCATGTCTCCGTGATTGGAGTCGGAGACGCCGTGGAATGCTCCCGTTGCTGTTCCCGTGGAAGCAACTTGTTGGGTGAATAGTTCACGGTTTGGAGTAGCTGTGATGTACCACTTGATGTATGTCACTCGATAGTTGTCGTACAGGTTTGCCCACTTGTCGTGGAAGGCTGGTTGGTGACCACCGAAAACCCACTGTGGGTCATTGATGGAGCGGAGTCTGAAGATGACTCTGTCGACTGTTGTTGAGGGTGATAGCGTCTTCGTATCGCAGTAGGTGAGCTTGCTGCGTACTTTGTGTTGCAGCAGTTGGCCGTACATGACAAAACGACCTCTAGTTGAGGTTGCTCTTTTATTTGCGCGAGACATTCGACGGCGCGTGAGATAACGCCTTGCAGCTCCACGAATAACTCTCCTAGCGTAGCCTTTAGTGCGTGGAGCTTGTCGGTAAGTTTTCTTCCTAGGTCCATAGTTGTAAGCGCGGGTCCGTTTACGGGGAGTACTGAACTTCGGCATGGAAAATGATAAATGGTCAGGGTACAGTATTACCCCTGACCATGTGTGCCAGGTCCAATGTGCCAGCATTGTTGACCAATCAGATTGCAGTATCTGATATCAAAAACTTGTGGGACTAAAATAGGATATAAGATATTCGATTTCTCATTCTTAAACATCTTACTCGCAGAGTGTTTGGGGGAAAAGTTTTATCTGAGTACATACCATGCCTGCAATTAAGTCAAGAACTTGGTGTTTTACACTGAATAACTACACTACGGCTGAAATGGTCCACCTTGGTGGTATGGATGCCGACAAAGTGCGGTATTGTATCTTTGGTGAAGAGATTGGGGAGAATGGTACTCCCCATCTTCAAGGATACATTGTGTTCCCGAACGCTGTTCGTATGGAGACGGTGAAACAACATGTGGGGGCCAGGTGTCACCTGGAAATTGCTAAAGGCAACGTGAAGCAGAACTACGATTACTGTTCGAAGGACGGTAAATTTCATGAGTTCGGTGACAGACCTCAGTTCCCGAAGGAGAAGGGTGAGCGTGAGAAAGAGAGGTATAAGCGTGCTTGGCATCTTGCGAAAGCTGGTGATCTGGATGCTCTGGTGGATGAGCACCCTGATATTGCTATGAGACACTATCCCACCATCAAGAAGATCCGAATGGATGCACTGCACAATCGTAAGTTAGAACATCTGAAACCTTGGATGAGGATGGATTGGTATTGGGGCCCTGCCCGTACTGGGAAGTCTTTGAAAGCTAGATCAGAGAATCCTGATGCGTACTTGAAAGATTGTAACAAATGGTGGTGTGGTTATACTGATCAGGATGTCGTCATTGTGGAGGACGTGGATTGCTCTGGGAAGGAGTGGCTACTCCGCCTTCTGAAGGTGTGGACGGACATTTACACGTTCAACGGGGAGTGCAAGAATGGAAGCACTGGGATCATTCGGCCGAAGAAGGTTATTGTGACGAGCAATTATCACCCGAGGGATATTTGGGTGGACCCGAGGGACTTGGAGCCGATTATGGGTCGTTTTACAGTGACGCACTTCCCTTCTCTTGGGAAGACGATTGTGGAGAACCCCCCTCCACCCCCCCCCATCAAACAAGAGGAGGAGTCGGAGGACATCCCGAACGATATTTTAGATGTGATAGATCTTACGGAGTGAGTGATCTATTTTTGTAAGGGTGCCCGGCATCAGTTAGGGTACCTCATTGGTGCCCGGCCTAATATGCCGTTCGCCCCGCAGGGTTTATAGTTGGGGCACTGTTTGTTTTTTTTTTGAAAATCAAGAAAACACCAATTTATTCTTATACACAATAAACTATATACAACATAAAGAAACCAAAGCCGAATCGGCAGATCGAGGCGACGGAGTTAATTCTGCTCCTCGACTGTGATTCCTGTAAATTCACAGAAGTATTGAATAGTGATGTCGAACTTGTAGCTTGAGGCGACCCCGCCGTCCTTCGACATAACCCCAATGTGGAGGTATTTCTCTCCTGCCCCGATGTTGTTATTGAAAGCGGTAACGGTGGCGTAAGCCGTGGGGTCGTTGACCAAGGCCTTAACAGAGGCCTTGCCTGACAACTTGTAGTTCTTGAATGGGTTACTAGTTGTCATCTTGTATGCAACGCGTTCGTCGTTAGGATTCTCACGGATGATGTTAAGATCCGTGCTCTGTGTGCGTTCTGCTGTACTGCTATCAGCGACCTCCCAGAATAGAATAGCTGGGTTGTGGAGCATGTCTCCGTGATTGGAGTCGGAGACGCCGTGGAAT